TGTTATTGGTTTTAAAAACAAATCAATTAGAGCGCATCGTTTGATTTGGTTAATGCATTACGGTTTTATGCCAGAATTTCTTGACCATATAAATGGTGTAAGAAATGACAATAGATTAGTAAATTTGCGTGTTGCCACTAGAACGCAAAATCAAATGAATTTAAAAAAGCGTATTGATAACTCATCAGGTTGTAGCGGTGTTTTTTGGAATAAACAACGAAATAAATGGGCTGCACGAATTCAAATTGATAAAAAAATAAAACACATAGGTTTGTTTCTGTCAATAGAAAATGCAATTGCTGCTAGAAAAATTGCAGAACAAAAATTGTTTGGCGAATTTGCGAGGCAACCATGAGCATCAGCATTATGTTTACAGTTTATGGAACTCCAACGCCCAAAGGAAGGCCAAGGTTTTCCACAAGGGGAAAGTTTCCCGTTGCTTACACCCCCGAAAAGACAAAAGCCTTTGAATTTGAAGTTGGCATGATGGCTTTAGCCGCAATGGGCGGTTCAAAGCCCTTAGAAGGGGCATTAGAGGCATTTATTTACGTTACCTTTGCCGTTCCCGCCTCATACTCAAAAAAACGCATAGAGGCTTGTTTAAGCAATGTTGAGAAACACACAAAAAAGCCCGATTTAGATAATGTGGTCAAAGCAATATGCGATGGCATGGACAAAATTGTCTTTTTATCGGATTCCCAAATCACATCAATTCACGCCACAAAGGTTTATGGGGAAGTGGCAAAGGTTGAAGTCATGGTGAGGCAAGCATGAGCAATAAAGTTATTTACACACTTTTGTGTTTATTGTTAATTGTCCATTGGGGATTGGTTTATTACTACATAGGATTTAAGCCATGATTTTCACGTTACACAATAGCCAACAAGCCCATACCGTCCTAAAAGACTTGTGGCCCAAGATTAAAGAAACCTTGCAAGCGGGCAAGCAGCTACGTTTAGAGGTTAAAAAAGCAACCCGAAGTAATGAGCAAAACGATATGTTTCACGCCCTAATTGACCAAATAGCCAAAGCCATGAAGGTTGTTGGCTCGGAGTGGTCATCGGATGATTGGAAACGCCTACTAATTGACCAATGGGCTAATGAGACGGGACGCAAGTTAGGCAAGGTTGCCCCGAGCCTTGACGGGCAAAGGGTGGTTCAACTAGGCATTCAAAGCCACAAATTCACCAAAGAAGAAGGTTCGGAATTTATTGAATGGCTATTGTGTTGGATGGCCGAGAAGGGGATTGAAGCATGAAACAAGATGAAGTTATAAGCATGGCGTTCAAAGCGGGAAAAGGTGATGACGATTGGATCATTTTGCTAAAACAACTTTTTAAGCATTTTCCCGAAGAATTTAACGAATTTGTTGCGTTATTGGCGGCACATGAGCGTGAGGCTTGTGCAAAAGTATGTGAGCAAATTTCAAATGAAATGAGTAATTGGTCGGCTGCTTTTGAAGGTGTTACATCTGAAACCAAATTTATAAGAAAAACAGGGGAAATTATTTCGCAACCTTTTGTTGATGCCATCCGAGCAAGGGGCAACCCATGAGTTACATAATCGCATCGTTGCCGCCCATGAAATGCTTTGTCAAGCGTGAGTTTTTATACAACGATCACAAGGGGCATGGTGAGCTAGAACCCGCGATTTGGGTAAGCCTAAAAGCCTTGCGCGGTCAAGTTTTCCGCATTGAATCATTACTCCCCGCCTATGGCGCTTTGTACGACAAGCTACCCATCCATGCTTATGTTTGGCATACGGAAGCGGGTAATTTGCCAATTGACATTTTGCAATTATGGGATTGCATGGGGTACAAATTCACGATCCTTGAAAAAATTGGTTTGCGTAACTTGGGCGTTAAGTTCTACGGTAAAGACAAGGAATGGCATTTTGGGCGGTATTTGTTCACCGTTGACTTTTGCGCGGACGGTATGGACTTGGACACGGGCTTTACCGAACAAGCCGAGGAACACAAGAGTTTTAACTTTATTGCACTAGAAAACGGGCAATTTGCTTGTCAACCCAATAACCGATGCTTGTGGTACGACCAAAGCCTAATTCCCTCGGAGACAAAACACCCCGATTTTAAAGCCGCACAAAGGCTTTGGACGGTTGATGGCACACGCAAATGGAGTGCGGGTGACGATTGGTTTTATGACATAAAGGAAAAAACCGCATGATGTGCCCCGTATGTAAGATTCGCCACAACAAAGTGTTAGACACTAGGGCAAACCCCGAATTTATCCTCCGAAGGCGAATTTGCGATAACGGCCACAAATACTTAACCAAAGAATACGCAATAACCGATGACACAATATTTGAAGCATCAATATGTGAGAAGCCAAAAACTCCTAAAGCTAGTGACAAATTTAGCTTGTCAAAGTTGTGGCATGGATAACGGGGTTCAAGCGGCTCACACCAATTGGGGCGGTGGCAAGGGACGGGGCATCAAGGCCGATGACAATTTGGTGGCCGCCCTATGCCTCAAATGCCACTATGAGATTGACCAAGGGGCACATCTATCAAAAGATGAGCGCCAACAAATGTGGCAAAAAGCCCATGAAAGAACCATCAATGAGTTGGTTGAAAGCAATCAATGGCCCAAAGATATTCCAATTCCGATATACTAAATTTGTAGTTGCCTTATGGTGAGACTGTATTAAAATGCAATCTCACCACTTTTTTTAGGAAAAAGCATGGAAAAATACTCGGGATTTGTTTCAAACTTTGTCCTTGCGCTACTACATTGCGGCACAAATGCCCACTTAATGCACTGGACAACCAATAGCTTTAGCAAGCACATGGCACTTGGCACGTTCTACGACCTAATCGTTGACCAAACCGATGCCTATGCCGAGGCTTATATGGGCAAATACGGGCAACTAAAGAAGTTCCCCAATGAGTATCACCCCCCAAATGCCGACCCCGTTAAATACTTTGAAGTTCTATCCAAGTTCGTAATGGACATAAGGAAAGAGCTACCCCAAGACTCGGAACTAAATCAACTTGTGGATAACATTCAAGAGAACATCGATTCAACCTTATATAAGCTAAAGTATTTGGACTAAGCCTATAACGCCACACACCCGACAAGGTGCAAGCAATGATTGAAAACAACAAAGTTAAACAAAGCCGCAAGGGAAAGACCAATAACCCCAACGGAAGGCCATCGGGAGTGCCCAACAAGGTCACGCAAGAGGCAAGGCAAGCCATAGCCTCATTTGTGGATGGAAACGCGCATAGGCTCGCAGAATGGCTCGATGCGGTTGCCGAGGGTGATATAACAAACGACATAAAGCCAAACCCCGCCAAGGCGTTTGAGCTATTCCAAAGCGTTGTTGAGTACCATGTGCCCAAGTTGGCACGCTCGGAAGTCACGGGCGCGGACGGTGGCCCACAAGAAATGGTCATTAAATGGCAAGCGGAATCATAGAAATCCCTTATAGCCCTAGAAAGCAATTTAGGGAGTTTCACGCTAGAACCGAGAGATGGGCTTGCTTAGTGGCTCACCGAAGGGCGGGTAAGACCGTGGCGGCCATCAACGACATCATCAGGGCGGCAATCACTTGCAAAAGCCCAATGCCATTGTTTGGGTATGTTGCCCCGTACCGAAGCCAAGCCAAGAGCGTGGCATGGGACTATCTCAAATACTTTTCCCGTCCCATCGCCAAGTCAACCAATGAGGCCGACCTAATCATTGAGCTATTGAACGGTGCAAAGATCAGGCTATTTGGTGCGGACAATGCCGATGCCATGCGAGGATTGGGTTTTGATGGCCTCTACCTTGATGAATATGGCGACTTTAAGCCTAGTGTGTGGGGTAACGTGGTGAGGCCAGCTCTCAGTGATAAACAGGGGTGGTGCGTCTTTGGGGGCACGCCCAAGGGCAAGAATCAGTTTTGGAACATTTACGAGACAAGCAAGAAACTACCGAATGAGTGGTTTAGCCTATCACTACCCGCAAGCAAATCCAAGTTGTTGCCCGAATCCGAGTTACAAGCGGCACAGGCGCAATTAGCCGAAGATCAATATTTGCAAGAATATGAGTGCAGCTTTGAGGCGGCCATCATTGGTGCGATATGGGGCACGGAAATGCGCAAGGTAAGCGAGGATGGGCGCATAACCAAGGTTGAGAACCAACTTGAGGTCAAGACTCACACGGCTTGGGACTTGGGTCACACCGATGACACGGCAATTTGGTGGTATCAAGTCATTGCGGGCGAAATACATATTGTTGATTTTTTTGCCCTTTCTGGTGGAACAATTGAAGAATTTGTATCAAAAATCAAAGAAAAACCCTACAATTACGGAAAACACTACTTACCGCATGATGCGAGAGCTAGGACTTTGGCAAGCGGTGGGAAGTCGGTAATTGAGCAAATGGCCGCACACTTGGGCATTAACAACTTGGCGATTGTGCCTAGTTTGACCGTTCAAGATGGTATTCAAGCCGTAAGGATGGCATTGCCAAGATGTTGGTTTGATGCCGAGAAGTGCGCGGATGGGATTGAGGCGTTGAGGCAGTATCAGCGTGAGTATGACGAGGACAAGAAGGCTTTTAGGCAAACGCCCAAGCACGATTGGACAAGTCACCCCGCTGACGCCATGAGGATGTTAGCAATTAGTTGGCGGGAAGAACCGAAAGACAAACCGCCTGACCCGAGTAAAGTGTTGATTGTTGGCCCCGAAAACGAAGTCACAATGAACGATATGTGGGCAATCCACAAACAAACCGCTAGGAGCAATCGAATATGAGTGGAATAAATACACCTTACGCATACCAATATGAACACGTCCCCGCAAGCTCAACTGGACGCGTTTTGGGTGGCACAGGCGCAGCGGGGGATTATCTTCACCGCCTAATTTGCACGGTATCAACTGCCGCAACGGGCAACGTCAGCATTTCCGATGGCGCGACTTTCACCCATGTGGTGTTGCCCGCCTCCCCTGGCGGTGGCATCGGTCAATATAACATTGAGTTCAACACCATATCTAGAAATGGCTCATGGCGCGTGACCACAGGCGCGGGCGTTGAGGTGTTGGGCGTTGGCATCTTCTCTGCTTAATCATGTCTAAAGCTGGACTTTATGCCAACATTTTGGCAAAACAAGAACGGATCAAGGCGGGTTCGGGTGAGAAGATGAACAAGGTGGGTAGCAAAGATGCACCTACCGCCAAAGATTTTAAAGACGCGGCCAAAACCGCAAAGCCCGAGAACAAATGAGCGCCGCATGGACTCGCAAAGAAGGCAAAAACCCCGAAGGTGGGTTGAATGCTAAAGGGCGGGCGAGTTATGCTGCGGAAACGGGCGGGACGTTAAAACCCCCCGTCAAATCGGGCGACAACCCAAGGCGTGCATCTTTTCTTGCGCGAATGGGTGCAACTAATGGCCCAATGGAAAAGAATGGCGAACCCACACGGTTAGCACTTGCTTTAAAAGCATGGGGCGCATCATCCAAAGAAGATGCCAAAGCCAAGGCAAAAGCAATTTCTGAAAGAAACAACAATGGCTGAACTAGTCCCAACCGAAGTTGACAAGTACAACACCCTTATAGCCACTTATGACAACGAGTTCAAAAAGTGGGAAGCACGAACTAAGAAGATTATTAGGCGCTATCGGGATGACACCCGTAGCGCAAGCGGCAATGACACCGCTAAATTCAATATTCTTTGGTCAAACGTACAAACTCTAATCCCCGCCGTTTATAGCAAGATGCCCAAAGCCGATGTAAGCCGTAGGTTTGGGGACAATGACCCAATTGGGCGTGTTGCGTCAATATTGGTTGAGCGTGCATTGGACTTTGAGATTGAGCATTACACGGATTTTAGAAGCACGATGCGTTATGCCGTGGAGGATCGGTTCTTAGGAGGCCGTGGCGTGGCTTGGGTTCGTTATGAGCCGCACGTTGTCCAAGTGCCTGGAATGCCCGAATCCCCCGAAAACGATGATGGCTTACAAGTCACCGAAGATGCGGACGAAGCGGAAACCAAGGACTACACGGCCGGTCAAGTCGAGCCGATGGAACAAATCGAGTACGAGTGCGCCCCTACCGATTACGTTCATTGGGCCGATTTCGGCCATAGCGTTGCCCGTACATGGGAGGAAGTGACCCAAGTTTGGCGTTGGGTCTATATGACCAAAGACGCATTGGTTGAGCGTTTTGGTGAGGAAGCCGCCAAAAACATCCCGTTGGATAGTGGCCCCGATCCGTTGTCAAACTACGCAAGCAGCCAAAAAGAGTACACACGGGCAAAGATTTGCGAATTGTGGGACAAAGACACCGCCAAGGTTTATTGGTTTAGCAAGCAAGGCAACAAGTTCATTGATGTGCGGGATGACCCGCTAGAGCTAGAACAATTTTTCCCATGTTGCAAGCCTTTGTATGCAACGATGACAAGCGATAGCCTTGTTCCCGTTCCCGATTTCGTACTTTATCAAGACCAAGCCAATGAGTTGGACATCTTGAGCGACCGCATTGACGGGTTGGTTAAGTCATTGCGTGTCCGTGGTGTTTACGATTCAAGCGTTCCCGCATTGCAACGATTGTTGACCGAGGGTGATAACAACACCTTGATTCCCGTTGATAAGTGGATGGCGTTTAGTGAAAAAGGCGGTTTGAAGGGCGCAATCGACCTTTTGCCGTTGGATACATTGGCTAATGCTTTGCTTCAATGCTATCGCGCAAGACAAGAAATTAAGCAACAAATCTATGAAATAACGGGTTTGTCGGACATTTTGAGGGGTGCTTCACAAGCAAGCGAAACCGCTACCGCCCAACAAATCAAGGGACAATTTGCAAGCCTCCGATTGCGTTCTATGCAAGAGGAAGTGGCTTTGTTTGCCTCCGACTTGATTAGGCTCAAGGCACAAATCATTTGCACGAAGTTCCAACCGCAAACAATAACAATGTATGCGGGCGCAAGTCAAATGCAGCCCGTGGATCAACAAATGATCCCACAAGCATTGGAGTTGATTAAAAACAAGCCTTTGCGCAACTTTAGAATTGAGGTCGCGGCGGATAGCTTGGTTCAATTGGACGAAGCGGCCATGAAGCGTGAGCGTACCGAGTTTATTGGTGCGTTTGCGGGATTCTTACAACAAGCCATGCCCGTTGCACAAGCAAGCCCCGAAATGACACCCGTTTTGATGGAAGTTATGAAGTTTGGTGTAAGTGCGTTTAAGTCATCGCAACAACTTGAAGGCGTTATCGACCAAGCGCTTGACCAAATCAAGCAAAAGATGGCGCAACCACAACAACCCAAGCCCGATCCCGAAATGATGAAGTTGCAAGCGCAACAACAATCCGAGCAAATGCGTGTTCAAGCGGATATGCAAATCGCACAAGCTAAAGCACAATTTGAATCGCAAAAACAACAATTTGAGGCTCAACTTGAAAGTGCAAAACTTGAGCGCGAGCAACAAATGGAGCGTTTTAAAGCCGAGTTGGATGCCAACACTAAGATTCGCGTGGCTCAAATTAGCCACTCGGCATCGATTTTGCCCGAGGATATGGATGCGCAACAACAAATGCACGCAACATTGAATCAAGACTTGAGGGGTATGATTGAGGCAATGATGAACACGGTGAACAATTCACACCAACAAGTCATGCAAAGCCACAACCATAGCATTGGGACGATGCAAGAAATGCTCAAAAATCAAAATGACAACACACAAGTGATGAAGAATGTGGCCGATTTGATTTCGGCTCCAAAGAGAATCGTGCGTGGCCCCGATGGTAAAGCCGTTGGCATGGAGGTGATTAAATGATTGAAACCACTAAAGGTCAAATGGATGAATCCTTGCTTGAAAAGCGAGAAGGCCAATCCGACACCGATACCGAAACAACCGAGTGGGTTGAATATTGGTTAGATGGTGAATTAGTACATCGTTCGGTTCATGTAAAACTCAAGCACGCGGCCCTTGCTAACGGCGCTGCTTCATCTTTTTAAGGAAACAAAATGGCAAATACAACGGCAATGTGTACAAGTTTCAAAGGCGAATTGCTTACGGGAACGCACAACTTCACGCCAAGCACGGGCAACACTTTTAAAGCGGCCTTGTATTTTGCAACGGGTAGCTTGGGCGCGGCAACTACCGTTTATTCAACAACTAATGAAGTTACGAATACATCGGGCTCGGGCTACACGGCGGGCGGGGTTACGGTTACGAATGCAAATGCGCCCGCAACAAGCGGCACAACGGCATATTGGACACCCTCGGCTAGCTTCTCATGGTCTGCTTTGACGGTTACAACGGCTTTTGATGCCGTTTTAATCTATAACTCAACATCGAGCAACAAAGCGGTAAGCGTTCACAACTTTGGATCGCAAACGGTAACGGCGGGCACTTTCACGTTGACCATGCCCACTAATGATGCGACCACGGGTCTTTTGCGCATTGCATAATGGCACAAGGGCCTTGGGGCACGGGTACTTGGGACGATGCTCGGTGGGATAGCCTCCCAATATTGGGCAATGAAGCTACGGGCGGCGTTGGCAGCCCGAGTGTTGCCGTTAGTGCCACACCGACAAGTGTTAATGCAACGGGCGCGGCGGGGAATGTTCTTGGCGCAAACTTCAATACATTAACGGGCGTACTCGCAACGGGTGCGGTTGGCTCATTCTCCAATAGTTTAAATATTGAATTAGCAAGCGTATCGGCAACGGGCGCGGTTGGAACTATTGCCCAAAATTCAAATATTGCATTAACGGGCGTAAATGCCACAAGTTTTGTTGGTTCTTTTGCCAATGATTTAAGTATTGGTTTAACGGGTGTCCAAGCCTCGGGTTTAGCGGGTAATGAGAGCGAATCGGTAACGGTTGGACTAAACGGAGTAACGGCCACAGGGTCGGTTGGCACTTTTGCCACAAATGCAAAAACAATCCAATTAACGGGCGTTCAAGCTACGGGTGCGGTTGGCGATTTAACGCCTTTCAAACCTATTATTCTTATTGATGACACCCATGACCCAGGCCCCGATAAGCTCAAAAAACAACTTAAACGCGAGCAAGAGAAGAACAAAAAGCGTAGGGATGAGATCATTGCGGCATACGAGCGCATTGTTGAGGGCAAAATACCCGAGGAAATAATTGCGCCTTATGTTGAAACATTTGCTACAATCGCAACCAAGCAAAATGTCACATTGACGGACATCCAAAAAATGGTGTCTAATTTGGACAAAATGCAGTTAATTTGGGACGACCACATCGAATCAGATGACGAGGAAATTTTGCTACTATGAGAACAACTTACGTTATGCGTAATGGCGAATTGGTTGAAAAACACAAAGCCAACGATGATGTTAACGCCCCTATGATTATGGGCGATATTACTCCTTACAAATCAATGATTGATGGCTCGATGATACAGAGCCGAAGCCGACACCGTGAACATCTCCAAGCAAATGGATGTATCGAGGTGGGCAATGAATCAATGGAAACAAAACTTACCGCCCCCTCAAGCGAGAAAAGGCGTGAAGTATTGGCTCAACAATTGGGCAACATGACCCACAACGAAGCCAATAAGATAATGAATTCATTGCGTGAGCAAGCCAATCAAATGAAATATCATAGGAGATAAACTTTGGATACTACAGAACCCATCGTCCCAACGGAAGCGCCCGACAATAGGCGCGAGTTACTTTCACAACAATTTGATGAGGTTGCGCAAGCCGAACCCGCAAAATATCAACGTGAGGACTCGGGAAAGTTTGCCTCTACTAATGATAAACCCTTAGAAGAACCCGTAGAAGAACCCGTTTGGAAGCGTGCGCCCGCAAGTTGGAAAAAAGACTATCACGATGTTTGGCAAACCGCTGACCCAAGAATGCAAGAGTATGCTTGGCAACGTGAGGAACAAATGCGCAAGGGCGTTGAGCCTTTAATCTCTAAAGCGCAATTTGCGGATCAAATTAACGAGGTTGTTAACCCGTATTTGCAAACGATTCAAGGGATGGGTTTAGATACTCCCAAAGCGGTCAAAGCCTTGTTAGAGGCCGACCATATGTTGCGAACTACTAATGGGCAAGAAAAATTGCAATTATTTAGTAGATTAGCGCAACAATATGGAGTAAACTTAAATGAAGTCAATTTCCCACAAGGGGTTGACCCAACGATTTATGCACTACAAAACGAACTAAATAATGTTCGTGGCGAAGTGATGGGCTGGAAACAGCAACAAGAGCAAGCTCAGAATCAGCAGCTTTTAGGCGAAATTGAAAAATTTAGTTCTAAAGCCGAACATTTTGAGGAAGCGCGTCCGACCATGATTCAACTCCTACAGAGTGGCGTGGCGCAGACGTTAGAGGACGCATATGAGAAAGCCGTGCGCCTCGACCCTGAGTTATTTGACAGCGTACAAGTCAGCAAACAGGCCGAATTGGATAACGCAAAACGAGTAGCGGCAGACCGAGCAGCAAAATCTGCAAGGGCTAATGCGGTTTCGGTAAAGAGTTCCACACCAGGAATGGCTACCAAGAACAATGCTCAAGATAGGCGCAGTTTATTGGCGGAGCAATTCGACCAAATAACTGCACGACTTTAATTGATATAGGAGAATTATTATGGCATTTGCCAATTCCAGTATCAGCGACATCATTGCGACCAACATTCAAAGCCGTACTGGTGAGTTAGCTGATAACGTCACAAACAACAACGCCCTTTTGCGCCGACTCAAAGACCGTGGAAATGTGAAAACATTTTCGGGCGGTAATGTGATCTTGCAAGAGATTATGTACAACGATAGCACGACTAACAACACGAATTCTTATTCGGGTTATGAAGTGCTGAACGTGTCACAAAATAGCCCCATTAGTTCTGCTCAATTTAGCATTACTCAATACGCTGCCGCCGTGTCCATCTCTGGCTTGGAAATGATCCAGAACTCGGGCAAAGAGGCAATTATTGATTTGCTCGATGGCCGCATGATGGTTGCCGAGGCTCAATTGGCTAACCGCATTGGCGCTGACATCTACACCGATGGCACGGGCAATAGCGGCAAAAACATCACGGGTCTAGGCGCTGCCGTACCTGATGCACCCTCAACTGGAACTTATGGCGGCATTAACCGTGCTAACTATAGCTTCTGGCGCTCACAAAAGTATTCTGGCGTGACCGATGGCGGTTCGGCGGTGTCGGCTTCAAACATCCAATCTTATATGGATTCTTTGGCCGTTCAGTTGATTCGTGGTACGGACAAGCCCGATTTGATCGTTGCCGATAGTAACTACTACCGTTTGTATTTGCAATCTATGCAATCAATCCAACGTGTTACCGATGGTGGCAATTCCACTCAAGGCGCGGGTTTCGCTTCCTTGAAATACTATGGCGCGGGCATGGCATCCGATGTTGTGCTTGATGGTGGTATCGGTTCGGCCGCTACCGCAAACCATATGTGGTTCTTGAACACCAAATATTTGATGTTCCGTCCCCACGTTGACCGCAACTTTGTGCCTATTGGTGGTGAGCGTCAAGCCGTCAACCAAGACGCAATCGTTAAGTTGATTGGTTGGGCGGGTAACTTAACAAGCTCAGGCCCACAGTTCTGTGGCGTCTTGATCGCTTAAAGGAGTATGTAATCATGGCATATACAATCACCCCCCTCATTGGTATTGACTTTAATAATATCGTTAACACCAATACAAACAGCGCGGGAACGGCTGTTCCTACCATTGGCCCTTTGGGTGCTGAAGTATTTGGTTCTGATGGCCGTATCTATGTTTTGGCTCAAGCCAATGCAACAATCACAGCTTCAACAACCACTTGCGACATCAATGCAACCACATTCTTGGTCGCAGCTACTGGCGGTTCTTACAAATCGCCCGCAGTTGCCCTAGCATCTGGTGACGTTGCATGGTTCTCCAAAGCATCTGTGTAAAATAAAAGGGGCGGCATAAAACCCGCCCTTTTTTAATTAAGGAACTAATATGGCTATCCCCTCACGAATTCTTGGCGCGGGTAACTCGCCTTTGTCCACGGTCTCCATCGCAGGTGATGGCGCTGTTGGCATTGTGGCAACGGGTTCAACTGCCGCCGATGCAAAACTATTGTCGGCTGTGTTCAACACAATCACAACTTCATCCGCTTCTACGGGCGTTAAATTGCCTCCTACCGAAGCGGGCGCAATGATTGGTATTCGTAATGATTCGGGTCAAACGATTACCGTTTACCCTTACAATACAAGCTCAACTATCAATGCGGCGGCGGCATCCGTTACATTGGCAACCGCAAAAAGTATGATTCTTTTTGCACCAAGCGCAACAACTTGGGCATCCGTCACTTCAGCTTAATCCCCACAGGATAAAAAATGGCACTAGATTCCGATATTGCAAACGCAGATACGCATCTGCACGTTGAGTTTTACACATTTGATAAAGCACCATATAAAGACACTCCGTTTGTGCGAATTATGGTTCCTGGCGATAAGTACAACATCATCGAACAACCCGTTCGTGATGACCATAAAGAGCGCTTTCCGCGTCAATGGTTGCACTATCAAATGCAAAACTCGGAAGGTGGGCCAATTATTGGCACAACTTTGCAAAATTGGCATCTAGATCGCCCTGAGGAATTTACAGACAGTCAAATGGCTGAACTGCAAATTCTAAAGTTTCAAACGGTTGAGCAAGTTGCTACGGCAAGCGATGCTCAATTGCAGCGCGTTGGGATGGGCGCTGTTGGACTGCGTGAAAAAGCAAGAGCATATCTACTTAGACGCAATCAAAGTGAAAGTTCATTTGAATTAGAGCAAACCCGTTCTGAATTGAAAGAATTACAAGAGCAAATGAAAGCCTTGTTGTCCGAAAAAACAAGAGGCCGCCCTAAAAAAGAGGTGTAAATTATGTCTAGCACTATGCTTCAGTTAGTGCAGCAAGTTACCAATGAATTAGGCGTGACAACACCGACAAGTGTTGCCGGAAATACTAATCAAGACGTTATCCAAATTCTTGCGTTAATGAACGCAAGTGGATACGAATTCTTGCGCAAACATCCTTGGCGAACACTTACAAAGCAAAAGCAGTTCTACACCGAGTATTTAACCACTACGGGCACATGGAGCGATGATGGAACATCCATCACGGCAATTCCATCCACAACGGGTCTAGATAGCACTTACATGGTGGTTGGTACGGGCATCGACCAAAACACCTTTATTGAAACGGTAGACTCGGGAACATCCGTCACCATCAATAGAAGAACAACCGCCGCATCTACCGATGCAACCGTGTACTTCCAAAAGATGAAGTATGCGTTTCCAAGCGATTACGAGGCCATTATCCCAAGGACAATGTGGGATAAAGACAAACATTGGGAAATGCTCGGCCCCGAAGATGCCCAACAATGGGAATGGTTATTGTCGGGATATATTGCAACCGGCCCACGGATTCGGTGGCGTTTGTTTAGCAAGTATTTCCAAATATGGCCTGGCTTCTCTAACGCCGAGTTTTTGGGCTACGAGTACCGTTCAAATGCTTGGGCAAATAGTTCTACGGATGTTCCCAAAACATCGTTTACCGCCGATTCCGATACTTGCATTTACCCCGACCGTTTAATGGTTCTCTCAACCAAGCTCAAATATTTTGAGGCCAAGGGTTTTGACACAACGGCAATGTATCGCAACTATTTGGAAGAAATGGAAGCGGCAATCGCCTTGGATATGTCCGCCGCTAACTTGTCGTTTGCGCCAAGGCCAGGGACGATTTTGGTGGGCTATGACAACATTCCCGATAGCGGTTATGGGGCATCACCTTAATGCCAAAAATTGCTCAAAGAACCGCCGCTAACGTAGCAAGCATTCCCGCGCCCGTTGGCGGTTGGAATGTGCGCGATTCGTTGGCAAATATGTCACCAACCGATGCGGTGACGATGACTAATTTTTTTCCAACCGTATCAAGCGTAAATTTGCGCGGTGGATATACCAAATGGTCAACGGGTATTACGGGGCAAGTTGAAACGCTAATGGCGTATGAGACGGGTTCGGTAAGCAAATTATTTGGCATTGCTAATGGGTCAATTTACAATTGCACAACCGCCGGCGCTGTTGGCGCTGCCGAAAAAACCGGCCTAACCAATAGCCGTTTTGAGCATATCAACGTCACAACGGCGGGCGGTAGTTTCCTCTACGCTTGCAATGGCGTTGATGACCCATTGCTTTATAACGGCACAACATGGGCGAGCATTAACGCATCAAGTTCACCGATTGCAATTACGGGCGTAACCACAAACAAACTTAACAATGTCACGTTGTTTAAAAACCGTGTGTGGTTTATTGAGAAAGAAAGTTTAAAAGCATGGTATTTGCCAACCAACTCGGTTGGTGGCGCGGCCGAAGTTTTAGACTTGAGTTCTATTGCTCGAATGGGTGGCTACATTGTTTCTCTTAGTGCATGGACAATTGACGCGGGTTATGGCGTAGACGATAACCTTGTGTTTGTAACGTCTCAAGGCGAGATTATTGTTTACCGAGGCACTGATCCCGCATCTGCAAGCACTTGGGCTTTAGCGGGCGTTTGGAAGCTAGGAGCGCCCGTTTCTAGGCGTTGTTTGTACAAGTATGGTGGCGACCTATTGATTTTGAGTTTGGATGGCTTGTTGCCATTGGCTTCCGCGTTGCAATCAAGCCGACTTGACCCAAGGGTCAATTTATCCGACAAGATTCAAGGTGCTATTACCGAGGCAACAACGCTATACCAAAACTCATTTGGTTGGGCTATGCTTTATCACGCCAAAAACAATGCTTTGTGGATCAATGTGCCCGTTGGTCTTGGCGTACAAGAGCAATTTGTAATGAACACCATTACAAAATCATGGACAAGGTTTACGGGTTGGGACGCTAATTGTTGGGAAACATTTAACGACAACCCTTATTTTGGTGGCAATGGTTACGTTGGTTTAGCGTGGAATGGTTATGCCGATGACACAAATGACATCAATGCGGTTGCTTTGCAAGCGTTCAATTATTACGAAAGCCGTGGTGTAAAGAAATACTTTACAAGAGCAAGACCGTCTATTTTTACGGATGGAACGCCCGCAATTTTGGTTGGAATGAATGTTGATTTTGACGTATCAAATACAACGGGAACTTTGAACTTTAGCCCAACCACTTACGGTTTGTGGGACACATCACTTTGGGATAACGCATTATGGGCAAGTGGCACAATTATTACGAATAATTGGCAAGGCGTTACGGGCATTGGCTATTGCGCGGGGATTCAATTAAAATCGGCCTCACAAGGCTTGCAAATTGAGTGGGCCTCAACCGATGTGGTGTTCCAACAAGGATGGGCGGGTATATGAACGCAAAGATGGAGAGATTTGCAGATGTTTCAGCCGAGGCCGTTGTTCTTATTGGTAAACATTGGATTGAACTTTATGGCAATGCCAACCTAAAAAGCGATTTGGGCGGCATGATTGAGTTAGAAAAAACGGGCAATTTTGCATACTTTACTTTGCGCACCGAAACGGGTGAGTTAGCGGGTCATGCGGGATTTATGGTGTTTAGATCGCCTTTTTACGGCGCAATGCAAGCATTAGATGTTTTCTACTACATATTGCCCGATCATCGGGGCGGTTTTGGCATTTGCAAATTGCTCAAATTAGCGGGGCAAATGCTCAAAATCAATGGTGTAAGCCAAGTCATGATTAGCCACAAGAAAAATCAAGATTTGAGCGTTTTGCTGCAAAGAGCAAACTATGAGCCGTCAGGCGAAACATACGAATTTAAGGAATAAACATGGCTTTCTTATGCCCATCACCATCCGCGCCCGCCGCGCCTGATTACGCCGCCGCCGCTACCGCCCAAGGCACGGCAAACAAAGAAACGGCGATTACTCAAGGTTACTTAAACAACCCCAACATTGTTGGCCCGTTGGGTGGTCAAACCGTTACGTTTGATCCTATTACAAATCAACCAACGATTACGCAAAACTTGACCCCAACGGCACAAAGCACGTTGGAGGCACAACAACGAGTTCAACAAGGATTGGCAAACCTTGGCGAAACGGGTCTTACAACCGCTAAAAACATCATTAGCAAGCCGTTTGAATATACGGGGCCATCGGTAGTTACATCACTTGCCGATTCGGGAAAAATACAAGGCGCACCCGATTTGTTTAAATACGGCACTGCCTCATCAATTGCGGCGGATAAGTATGGATTAGCCAAAGGCGATGTTGCGGCAAATCAATATGGTTTGGCGGGAAGTATTGACCCCTCCCAATATGGTATGGCGGGCGGCATAGATGCTAGTAAATATGGCATGGCGGCCGGCGTAGATGCTAGTAAATATGGAATGGCACAAGGCGGTGTTGAAGGCGTTAATTTGCAACAATCCCTTGGTAATATTGGTCAAATCAATCAAGATTTAAATGCCAATAACTATCGTTCAAACAATCAATTAGATTTGCGTAATGTTGCCCAAATGCCCGTCAATGCGGGCACTACGGGACAAGCGGCAATCATGTCTCGACTTGCGCCTCAATTAGAGCGTCAACAAAGGTTAAATGCTCAAAATTTAGCGAATCAAGGTTTAGTGGCGGGTGGTGAGGCATATAAAAATGCCATGCTAGATCAAAGTCAACAACAAAATGACTTGTTAACCCAAGCGGCTTTGCAAGGAATTAACTTAGATACCGCCGCAAATCAACAAGGCTTTAATCAAGCCTTAGCCTCGGGTCAATATGGAAATGTTGGAACACAACAAAACTTTGCAAATGCTTTAGCGGCGCAACAAGCACAAAATGCGGCTCAAGGCCAAGGTTTTAACCAACAACTTCAATCGGGCCAATTTGGTAATCAAGCGCAATTAGCAAGTTTTGGTGTTAATTTGCAAAACCAACAAGCACAAAATCAAGCAATCGCCCAAAATTATGGGCAAGGTTTAAATGCTCAACAATTAGCAAATCAAGCGATTGCCCAAAATTACGGCCAAGGGTTAAGCGCACAACAATTAGCAAATGCCTCTATTGGTCAAAACTTTGGTCAAGGTCTAAGTGCGCAACAATTAGCAAATCAATCCATTGGGCAAAACTTTGGTCAAGGTTTAGCGGCGCAAAATGCCGCAAATGCCGCGATTAGTCAAAACTTTGGTCAAGGCATGACGGCATCTAATGCGGCAAATGCGGCAATTCAACAAAATCAAAATACCGCCGCGCAACAACAACAATTGGCTAATGCCGCACAACTTCAACAATACAACCAAAATCTTGGTAGTGCGCAATTTAGTAATAGTGCGGCCACGCAAGAGTTGCAAAAACAACTTGCATTGCGCAATCAACCTTTAAATGAAATCACGGGTTTGATGAGTGGCTCGCAATTGCAAATGCCTCAATTCCAAGGTTACAACCCAACCAATATTGCCCCCGCCCCCGTATTTGCGGGTGCGCAAGCACAAGGCGCGGCCGATATGCAAAGATATGGCATTCAACAATCGGGTGCTAATGCTACGACAAGCGGATTGTTTAGCCTTGCCGGTGCTGCTGCCCCTGTTATGTTCTCCGACCGCAAACTAAAGTCAAACATTGAGCGCATCGGCACTCACAAACTTAGTATTGGTGTTTATGAATATGACATCTTTGGCGAGCGTCAACAAGGTGTAATGGCGGATGAGGTTGAGAAAGTCATGCCCGAAGCTATTGTGATGCACCCAAGCGGTTACAAAATGGTCAACTACGGTTTATTGAACGGGTAAAAACATGGCTAATCAATACGAACAGTTTAATGTTGCAAATCCTTATCAATTGCAACAACAAGAGTTGGATCGCCGCCAAAAAATGGCCGAGATTCTTCAACAACAAGCATTTGAGCCTATTCAAGCGGGTTCATATCAAGGCATTCAAGCCCCGATTAGCCCCGTTCAAGGTTTGGCTAAAGTGCTTCAAATGTACTTGGCAAACAAGAACCAAGAAGGTTTGAAATCGGAACAAAAAGCGTTGGGTGAGCAATACCGTGCCGACACATCCTCGGACATTCAACGATTGATTCAAGGCTTGCAAGGCAAAGCGGCTACGCCCGAAATGAAGCAAGAGCCAACGGCAAGCGACTTTTCGGATAATCCAAACCTTGCGTCATCATTTGCGCAAATGCAACCCGACCAACAAAAGGCGTTTACGATGCCCGCTATGCCCGCAAAGGCGGCGGGTATTCTTGATCCATCATTGATTGGCGAGTTTAAAACGCCTGGAATGCAACAACAAGCCTTATCCATGTACATGGGTCAACTTGCACCTAAAGCGCCTGTAATACTTGGTGAAGGTCAAATTGCATATAACCCAACAACGGGCGAAAAAATGTTTGCGGGTGGCTCGAAGTCTCCTTTTGGCAATGTCAACCCCGCCTCATTTACGCCCGAGAGTTTGAAAGCATTTACGGCGGGTGGCGGCAATGACTTCTCGCTATTAGTGCCATCGGTTAGTGCGGATACTCAAGCAAGATTGAAACAAGAGGCAGAGCAAAACGCAATTAAATTAAAACAAGAGCGTGAAATTTCTGATCGTGCATTTAATGATTTAAGTGCAAATCAAAAGGCTACTCTTGCTAATGATGCGACAAGGATTGGAATTAGTGCAACTGATCTTTTCTTCAACACGGGAATGAAAGCGGGTGGCGTGCCAAACCCCGTAGCAAACCAACCCGTTGCACAACCATTGGCTCAACCCGTTCAACAACCTATTGCACAACCCTTGGCGCAACCCGTCATGCAACCCGCACCACAAGCCGCAATGCAAGCGCCACAAGCCCAAGCTAGACCTATGGCTATGCAACCCCAAGCAATGCCCGTTGCGCCCCCCGTGTCGCCTAATCAAGCGTTGGCTAATGCTTTGTCGCCAAAAGCTCAACAAGAGTTGCAAGTTGCCCAATTAAAAGGTCAACAAGAAGCGGCACAAGGATTGCCACAAGTGATGCAACAAGGTCAAACTTTAATTAGCACAATTGACCAAATGATTGGTGTAAAAGGTGCGGATGGCAAAGTTCTCATTCCCGAACACAAAGGTTTGAAAGACGTTGTTGGTACAACCATTCCGTTTGAATACAAGCCATTCCAAGGCGGCACTGTTGGCGCTGACTTCAAAGCCATGTATGACCAAGTTAAAGGTGGCGCTTTCCTTGAGGCCGTTCAACGCATGAAGGGTAGTGGCGCGATTTCCGAGATTGAGGGAACTAAGGCTACGGCCGCATTGACGGAAGCCTCAACCGCACAATCCCCCGATGCGTTTAGAAACGCAATGTCCAAGTTTAGGGATGCAATTAAAACGGGCATGGACAATGCCGCAACCAAAGCGGGCAAGGGGCGAGTTCCTACTTACAATCCCGCAACGGGGAGGGTTGAATAATGTCCGAAGCATTTAAAACCGTAGAGATTCCCAACTTTGGCCCCGTTAACTTTCCCGTCACGATGTCGGATGACCAAGTTAATGCGGCCATCTTTAAGATCACGCAAAGCCCAACATCTCAGCCCGCAGTAGACAAAACGGTTGAATCACCCGCAATGGTGCAAGGCCGCCAATCGGACTTGTCAATGCCAAGCAAAATGGGTTTGGCGGCGGCTCAAGGTTTGACTTTTAACTTTGCACCAAAGATTGCGGGTGCGGGCGCGGCGGGAATGGACATCTTGCAACGTGGTTTTGATTCCACTCCAACCGAAACTTACGCCAACACTCGGGATTACATCAAAGGCGTAAATGAGCAATTTAGGGAAACAAACCCTAAAACGGCATTTGCAAGCGAAGTAGTTGGTGGTTTGCCACTTTTGCTCACACCTTTTGGAATGGCAAGCAAAGCCAAACAAACCGCCGAAGCATTATCCGCTGCCGAAAAAATGGCAATGGCCGCAAAAATGGCGGGCACACAAGGCACTATTTCCGCCGTTGGTGCATCCGACATTAACCCCGTAACCAACCCCACGGAATATGCTCAAGATATTGCCAAAAAAGCGGCGATTGCCGCCGCATCGGGTGGTGTTTTATCGGGCGGTGGACAAGCCGTTTACAACGTGGGTAGCAATGTTGCACAACGCTATATCCCCGAAAGTGCCAAAGAAGCGGCTCGAATTAAACTTGCCCAAGCCTTACAACGTGGATCAAGTGCGGATGGCTCAAACACCGTGTTGAGCCGTGTTGAGCGCGAAATGGGATTGAATCCTAATGCAAGCATTGCACAAGCGGGTGGCCCGAGTGCATTGGCTCAATTGGATGTGTTGGCCTCGATGCCTGGCCAAGCCAAAACGCTTGTAGAGCGAAGAATTCGTGAGCAACAAACATTTAGACCCGAGCGCCTTGCAAACGCCGCTGACGAGGCTTTAGGCACTCAAGGTAAGGGTTTCACGGCCACATTGGAAGCATTGGATGCGGTTAAAAAATCCACATCCGCGCCTTTGTATAAACAACTTGAAAACGTATCTCTCAAGATTGACCCCGAGTTGCAATCATTGATTCAAGCCTCAACATCCGCGCATGGCAAAGCCGAGTTGTTGACGCAATTGAATAGACAATTACCAATTGATATTTCAAAACTAAAGGCGGGCGATGATGTCCCTCTCAAAGTTTTGGATGTTGTCAAACAATCACTTTATGATATGGGCGAATCGGCCCGTGGTGAGTTTGGCAAAGCAACAAACACAAGCCGAGCATACGATGATTTACGAGTAGCGTTGACAAAGAAACTTGAAGCCTTATCACCTAGTGATAAAAATGGCTCAATTTACCGTCAAGCGTTGGATGCCTACGCCGGCCCATCACAATTGGGCAATGCCGTTGTCAAGGGTAGAACGGCCATGAAGCAAGACGATATTGCCTTATCCGACTTGATGGGCAATATGTCAAAAAGCGAATTAGAGGCTTTCCGCATAGGCGCATTGCAATCTTTAAAAGATAAAGTTGGCACGGAAGCGGGGCAAACGTCTTTGTTAAAGATGTGGAAAGAACCCGCCACTAGCAATAGACTTAAAGAAATATTTGGCGATGATTATCAAAAGTTTGCTCAAGAAGTTGCCAAAGAAGCTAGATTAAAACCTTTAGAACAAGTTGGTCGCGGCTCGGGTACTTTCTCTAGAATGGCGGGCGCGGAAGATTTGGGCGTTATGCCAACCACAATGGCGGCGGGCAAAGCCGTGGCAAATGTGGCGGCGGGTAGCCCAATGGCGGCGGCGGGTGAGGCGGTAAATGTTAAAAATAGGATTGGTCAAGTTATCAATCAAATGCCCGAGACAACGCGCAATGAACTAGCTAAAATGTTATTGTTGCGCGGCCCAACGGGTCAATTAGAAGTAGAAAACACAAAGGCATTGATTCGCGCTTTAAACCAAAGATCAACGCAAATGCAAACGGGTGGTGGTTCAATAATTGGTCAAAATATTGACCAATACGGAAGATAAGGATACAAAATGAGTTACAACGGTACGGGCACGTTCAATATCAACACGGCGGGTCAACCCGTTGTTACGGGAACAACCATCACTAGCACGGCATTCAATTTGCTGACCGCTGACTTGGCCACGGGTCTAACAACCGCGTTAACCAAAGATGGACAAACCACACCAACCGCAAACATCCCAATGGGATCGTTCAAGATAACGGGTTTGGGCGCGGGCACTTCCGCAACCGATGCGGCTCAATATGGTCAATTGCAAGCGGGTGCAACCACTATTGCAACCGTTACGGGCACGGACACATTGACGGGTTCCGTAACGCCCGCCCTTGCCGCTTATGCAACGGGAAATTTGTTTTCATTTGTTGCGGCTAGTACCAATACGGGTGCGGCCACAATTAACCTAAATAGTTTGGGCGCTAAAAATATTACAAAACAAGGCACAACGGCTTTGATTGCGGGTGATATTGCAAGCGGTAGAGTTCATTTAATTGAATACGATGGAACTCGATTCCAATTGCTTAACCCCGCAAGTTCAACGGGCACGGGTGCTTCCGTATTTGCCACTTCTCCAACTTTAGTGACTCCTACTCTTGGCGTGGCAACGGCTACATCATTGCAAGGAATTATTGGCAATGTGACCCCCGCTGCGGGAACATTCACCACGGTCACGGGTTCTAATGATGCCTCTATCAATGGTCTAACAGTAGGCCGTGGCGCAGGTGCTGTGGCTACCAATACTGCGGTGGGTGCTAGTGCTTTACAGGCAAACAGTTCTGGTCTTAACGGAACTGTTTTAGGCTATCAAGCTGGTTATACAAATACGACAGGAAATTCACTAACTGCGATAGGCTATCAAGCTGGTTATTCAAATTTGTCGGGTTCTGGAAACCTTGCGATTGGACAGCAGGCTTTGTATTACAACTCGGTTGGCACAAGTAACGTAGCCGTTGGACAAACCGCACTACAAAACACCACAGCATCAAACAATACTGCTGTAGGTTATCAGGCGGGGTATACGAATACAACTAATGGTGCAAACGCATTTTTTGGTGGATTGTCAGGATATAACAGCACTGGAGTTACAAATACCTATATAGGCTATGGCGCAGGTTACTCAATGACCTCTGGCGGTAAAAATGCCATCATTGGTGGGTACAACGGCAATCAAGGTGGCCTAGATATTCGCACAGCAAGCAACTACATCGTGCTGTCTGATGGGGATGGGAATCCACTTATCTCAACTAATAGCACAAGGTCTGTTGCGCTTAATGGTGCAGTACCACAAACAGGCACAGGCATCACATTCCCCGCAACTCAATCAGCATCTACAGACGCTAATACGCTAGATGACTATGAAGAAGGTACTTGGACACCTACAGACGGAAGTGGTGCGGGCTTATCATTCACAAGCGTATATGGAAGTTATACAAAAATTGGAAGAACTGTTGTAGCAACTTTTAGGCTTACATATCCATCAACAAGTAGTACAGCAGCAGGTGCAATTTCTGGTCTTCCTTTTGTAACAGGAGGTCAATCAGGTGTTGGTGCTACCGCAGGTGGTGGATTTATTAACTATCAACAAACAAATACTGCCGCAATTTATTTAACTTTAGACGCATCTGGTGGAACAAAAGCATCTTGGTACACAACTGGAGGCGCTACTATTCTTAACGTAACATTTACTGGTGCTTTAATGGCTGCAACAATAGTTTATCAAACTACTTAAAAGGAAAATTATGTCATTTACTAAAACCACAACTGTTGACCAAATCACAGTAACTGAAAATGGGTCTGTTTTTTATCGTGAAGCAACACGCATCATGGAAGACGGAAATCAAATTAGCCAAACCTACCATCGTTCAAGCCTTACACCCGCACAAGATTTAACAGGCGTTCCCGCTAATGTTGTTGCAATATGCAATGCGGCTTGGACTGCTGAAGTGGTTAGTGCTTATCAAGCAGAGCAAGCACGAATTGCGGCTGAACGTGAAGCACAGCGTTTGGCTGCTGAAGCGGCTCAAGCTGCTCAAAATAGTGCATAAACATAAATGCCAATTTTGACAAAAAGTTTGATATGTCCGATATAGATTTAGTTAAATATGGCGTTCTTTGGCAAAAAGTCGAATCTATGGAGGCCAAGATTGACAAGATGGAAGCCCAATTAGAAACGCTCATTGAACTAGCCAACAAAGGGCGTGGTGGCTTTTGGATGGGCATGGCATTGGTATCGGGAATTTCCTCAATCTTTGGTTACATTTCGCACTATTGGTCAAAGTAAATGAATGCGTTGGCTCATTCTTTTATTATTGTTTGGGCTAGCGGGTGCGGTAGCCAAAAATGGTTGTTATGTGCGCGAGTTCTATGGAATAGCGTACACGGTTCACGATCCAACGCAACGGCACAAAGAGATGATGGCGTGGTTGGACAAAAACGCGGGCCATTGCAAATCAACGGAATACATAGTCATTTGGAACAATTTGTCCGAGTGGGCGGGTTCGGCAGATTCCACATGGCTGCGTAACAAAGTTGTTCATGGATACAAAGATGCACTTGAGCGTGAAAAGAAATGATCCCGCCTATACACAAATGGTATCCGATGGTGCAACCGGAGGGCTATCCGAGCAAAACGGATGCGTTAGAGCGTAGGGCGGAACGGCTTGAGGAAGAATACAAACAAGCCTTGAAAATGAAAAAAGTCAAGGACAAGATTGACGATCTTGAATTTGAGTTGTACGTTAAAAAAGCCGAACGCAATCAACTTAACTTAGAGATTTTTACAAACCGTAAAATAGACATATTGGTTTAAACATGGTGACAAAAAAAGCCCCCGCCAAAGTAGCGCCCGTTAAAAGGCGTACACCTAAGCCCAAAGCCGAGCAAACAATCAACGTGTCCGTTGCCGCACCAACCGCCAAATCCGAACCCAAAAAGGACGATAGCGCCCTTGGTAAAGTCATTGGGTTAATTGAGTGGGTAGACAATCCTTTTAAATTGTTTACGGTCATTCTTTTGTCGTTTTTGTTCTTTGCGGGCTATTTTGCTTGGGATTCTCGCCAAGTAATCTTGCACGCTATTACAACTCAAGACAAAATGCCGCAATTGGCAAAACAAGAGAACTTGCTTGCGCCCGCCCGTAGTTTGATGAAAGATGTGGATGGAATTGTTGTTTTAATTCACAAAGCCAATTTGTCAACAAATAGCCGCACAACGGTTTTGGCTTTAAATGCCGATGGCTCACGGGAAAAGGCTATTGAAGGATCAATTACTTCATTGTTTAACGCAAGCTCCGACCGCAATAGCGCAATGGTTGCCATGCTTAACGGTGAGGTTATGTGCGAAGAATTTAACCCGTCAAGCAAGGTGGGTGAATGGGGTGCAAAGCAAGGTGTAAAGTTTATGTGCCGAGGCTCAATCCCCCCCGATATGGGTAAATTTGCGGGATATGTAGCTATTGGATTTAAAAACAAGCCCGAAGATATTGCGGCACTAAAAACCCGCATCAACTTGGCTGCAACCGATATGTCGGAGGATTGATTATGTTTGAAGTTTTAAGCGGTGGATTGTTGGGTTCTATTTTTGGCGGCATCTTTAGGATGGCCCCCGAAGTTCTCAAGTGGCTCGATAAGAAAAACGAGCGCCAACACGAACTAAATATGTTCAAGTTCCAATGCGATTTGGAAGCCCAACGTGGTCAACAAAAGTTAGCGGAAATTGGCGCACAACGGGAGGCCGCCATTGATGTGGGCGTGATGGATGCCTTTAACAACGCCATTACACAACAAGCGGAGATGGTTAAAGCGGCGGGTGGATGGGTAGCCTCACTTTCCGCATCCGTGCGTCCTATGGTCACTTATTGGGTTTTGTTTGTGTGGTCATTTATCCACGTTTGGTTTGCCTACAACGCATGGCTTTTGGGTGCGCCCGCCGTTGAAGTGTTTAAAACCATGATGACCCCCGATTTTTCCGCTTTGTTGTCGGGAACAATCAATTATTGGTTTCTTGACCGTACATTGTCTAAGAGGGGCATATGAACCTTGAGTTGGCCGCATCCCTTTGTAAAAAATTTGAGGGGTTTAGAAGTAAACCCTACCTATGCCCTGCGGGGGTTGCCACGATTGGTTATGGCTCAACCTACTATTCGGACGGGCGTAAAGTGACCTTAGAAGATGCCCCTATGGATGAGTTTACCGCAAGCGCTTTGTTGATGGTAGAACTTGAGCATACTTACTTGCCAAGCGTTTTGAGGCAATGCCCTATCCTTGCAACCGATGAACGCAAGTGCAATTCGGTCGTGGATTTTGTTTACAATTTGGGCTGTGGGCGACTTCAAACGTCCACTTTAAAGCGAAAAATCAATGCTCAAGATTGGGAAGGGGCAAAAGAGCAATTGATGCTTTGGACTAAAGGGGGCGGCAAGGTGTTGCCAGGACTCCTAAAGCGTAGGCAAGCCGAGTGCGCCCTTATTTCTTAGCGTCTTTGATAAAACACCCAAAACTTCCGATTGTGTCTTTGCCAAAAGGAAGCACCAAAATGCGTTTGGCGTAGTCATCAAGGGCATCGTTCCAACCCGCATCGTAAGCCGCGCATACCGCGTCTATGGCGGTTTCGTGAGCGCCCGTAATGCGTAGCAATGCAACCAAGTCATCTTTTGTCATTGTTTTGCCTCAAGTGTTTACCCGTTAAACGAACAATCCAACAAGATTGGCAAATCCACTTATGCCCCATATCAACCCCGCTTTCGGGCGGTTTGGTTTCATCGCATTTATTACAAGATCGTAATCTATGAACGGGTTGAGCTTTGCCTAGTTCGATTGGATACATTGCCATTCTCTTTCATTTCGCCCCGAATTGGATTTCACGGTGTTGCCCGTCAATTGAATAAGGCCGATGATTTTCATTTCGTTGAGCCGCCTAGCAACTTGATTAGGGTCAAGCATTGTCAAAGCCGAAATGCCATCTTTGCCAAGTGGCCCGTAAAACTTGAGGCAATCAAAAATAATTTGGTGGTGTTGAGGGGCAACGTCTTTAATCGACTCCGCTGCCTCAAAAGATGTTAAGGGATCATTCGCACGAACTCTTGGGAATTCGGGCATGGCAAAAATGCGTTTAAATGTTTCTTTATAGTCCATGATGTTTCCTTATTGGGTGGGGTACTAACCATTCGTCCGCAAGCAAAATTGCATGGCTTTCCCCCGTTAATCAAAAATCGATGTCATCGTCCTTTGGCAAGCCTTTGTAGTCATCTTTAGGCTTTGGGGTGTTAAGGTATGCCCAACCGTTCCAACCGCCATCCATAAGAGGCACATTGTCTAATTTGAGCATTGGCCCGTTTTTTGTCTCAATGACCGATCCAATGATTTGGTAACGGGATTTTTCTACACCATCTTTGTTTTTGTATTTTCCATTAACAACGGAAATTTCGTAAATTTTAGACATTTTTGACTTTCATAAGTTTGTTGATTTTGTCATCCAACTCGGCAAGGAATTGGACAATTTCTGCTTCTGTTTGCTTAATAAACAAATCGTCCCGTGGAACACGTTTAACAAACAATTGAAGTTCTTGGGGTAAACGATTATCGAAGCTAACGAAATCGCACCATTGCCGCCCCGTGCAAGCCATTTGGAATTGCATTTGCGTGTTGTACTTGCTTGGCACGGTTTGACTTAGCAAAGTCTCAATATGCGTGGCTGTGTTTGGACACTTAATCTCTAGCAGCCCATCGTCCCCAACCAAGCCATCGGGGGAAGCGCCCGCCATCTCAATCGTTGGATGGGGGACAAACCCCACTTCATCGACTAACACGTTTTGAGCGACTTCATACGATATACGGGCTAAAGGTTCGGTGTCCGTCCCATGTTGCATTGCGGCATTGGTAAAACTTTCCCCTTTTTCACCCGTTAGGCGCTCGCAAACCAATTGCGCCATGTAGTTGTCGCGGCTTGTTGAGTAGCCCGTTTTGGTTTTGGCAAGCACATCGGCCACACGGGATGCGGTGACCTTACCAATTCGTGCCTCAAACCATGCGTCCGAGCGTTGTTCAATCATTTCAATCATGTGTTTTTCTCCTTTAATTTTGCTTCAATAACTCGAACATACTTAATCACGGTTTGGTTTGATACGTTTCCGTCATCAAGGCCAAATGCAAATCCATTGTCAATAGCGTTTTCAATTTCTTCATCCGTTAATCCAACCCAAGGTCGGATGTATTCTTGAATATCATCATCTTCATTGCGTTTGTTCATAATTTCCCTTTTGCGCCACATTAGAGTTTTGCCTTTGCTTTGTCTTTAGCGGCAATGACTTTACCTTGCCATTCCGTATTGCCATTACAAGCCCCATAAGCGGCTTTGTAGGCGATTTTTAAAGCGTCTTGGTCGGTAGATGCCTCAATAGCCGCCAAATGATCCGTAAGGGCGTTTTCATTGATTGTTGGCTTTTCAATAACCGTCTTGCGACTTGCTACGTTACCGTCATCATCCTCGGGGGCTATGCCACAAGCCGCCATCAAGCTATATCTGCGAGCGTAAGTCAAAGCGCTGCCATACCCTTGGGCATCTTGTTTGTTGGCGGGTACATGGAGAATCCCGCACTCAAGCATTTCGCCCGATTCGTGAACAAACATGGTTTCAATCATTACGCCATTGGCACATTCATAATTCTTTTGAATTAAGGCAATGCCGTTGTCGTTTAGAGCATCAATGACCGCCTCAACGCAAGCCGCCAAATCCGCATATCTTGACTTGAAGTGCGGGTTAGTGGATGTCTTGAGGGCGGGGCCAAATGCTTTTTGTGCTTTGACTAATGCGGTTGCTAGATTTTTCATGCTTCTTCCTTTAAATAAGCCGTTAGGCGTTTGATTCGATCCGAGTGGTAGTCACACATACGCTTTGCATATTCTTGGGCGCTAAGAGCCTCTAATAGCTTGCGTTGTGCCATTTCAAGTTCTTTGGCAGCCAACTCTTTTGCCGATGGCAAGCGGAAGTAATCTTTAAGGTGGTCAATCATGCTCACCCCCTCCAAGCCAACATTACGCCAATGCCGCCAAAGATGATGATGGCAAGCACGCACTCAATAAGTGTTTGAATAATTTTGTGTTTCATACGGCCTCGCTAGTTGTGTAGAAATCTTTTTTAGCTTCTTCCATCAAACGCTTGTATTCGTCATTTGGGATGTCATAGGTAATGTCTTTTTCGTTTGCGTCAAATACAAACACATCGAACATTTCCGCAAAGTTGTGGTCATGGGGGTAATTGATTTTCTCGGGCAAGTGGTCATAGCCAACGGTGACGACTTCAATAGTCTCGCCGTCATCAAATGACACCGCGTCTTGAAATCTATGTTGTAAGTTGTGTTTCATGGTGTTTCCTTAAATGGTTGCCAAACGCATTGCACGTTCTGTTGCTTCCGTCCAATTAGCAACCCATTTAAAAGACAAAGTGCCCTCAATTTCACGGGCAGTAAATTCACCTTGATACCCTACTGCAAAGGTGAAAGTGCGTTCTTTGTTGTCTCTAGTGATCTTGACCCATTTGCCATTAGTGCGAATGGTTTTCTCTGTAAAACGTGTCATATTGACTCCTTAAAAGACCCCATGCGATTTGCTAGGGCATGGGTGCATTGTATAGATTTCTATACGCCAATCAAGATTTTTATAAAAATAATTTAAAGTGTTGTATTTTTGCAAATTGATATTTGTTTATTTTGCTATACTTTGTAAATGGACAAACAAAAAGCTATCACACTTGCTGGCTCACAAAGTGAGCTTGCTCGAATATTGGGTATTCACAGGACTGCTGTTCATCAATGGAAAAAAATTCCAAAGGGAAGAATTTATCAATTGATGTTCTTGCGTCCACAATGGTTTGTAGAGTAAGATTGTTTGAAACGCGGCTAGGAATGGATTGATCCCCATTCCGAAAAGGGTTCCCACTTTTCCCCTGCCGATGTTTCTTTTAAGTGGATTTTTAAGTGGAAAAATTCAATGTCGGAACTTTATTCTCTTGATCTTTTTGGTCAATCAACAAAACCGCAAGCTAGTGGCATAGTTGCGAAGCGTTTTATCATGCCGCCTTTTACAATACTTGATGCCAAAAGTGGTGATTGGCAAGAGCGTAAACGTGCATGGAAAACGCTAGGAATTGCAAGCGAAGTTGGGCGCGATGCGGCCGCAATCCATTGCCCAACAAACTCCGATGATTCGGGTTTGACGGATGCCAACTACACAAGCATTTTTGATCCCGTTGTATGTGAACTTGCATATTCATGGTTTAGCCCTTTAGGTGGGCAAATTCTTGACCCATTTGCGGGGGGAAGCGTGAGGGGTATTGTCGCGGGTGCTTTAGAACGGAATTATTGGGGATGCGATTTACGTTTAGAGCAAATTGAAGCAAACCGAATCCAAGCCGAAGAAATTGAAACAATTATTAAGCCCGAATGGGTTTGCGGGGATAGTATGGAAATGCTTGCCCAAGCGCCCATTGCCGATATGGTATTTTCATGCCCGCCATACGGGGATTTAGAGGTTTATAGCGATGACCCTCAAGACCTTTCAAACATGGAATGGCACACGTTTGTGGCGGCTTACAAAAGAATTATTTTGCGTTCGGTTCAACGCATGAAAGATGATTCATTTGCTTGTTTTGTTGTTGGAGACTTTAGAGACAAAAAAGGTTTTTATCGAAATTTTGTAAGTGAAACAATTGATGGTTTTGAGCAAGCGGGTGCATTGCTATACAACGAGGCAATTTTGGCAACAAGCGTAGGTAGTGCTTCAATGCGTGTGACAAAGCAATTTGAATCAAGCCGAAAAATGGCTAAAACGCATCAAAATTTCTTAGTGTTTTGCAAAGGTGATTGGAAGAAAGCAACGCAAAAAATCAATGAAAGTTTGGTTTGATATGCACTACTATCAACATCACATTGGTGACTTTATCAAAGATACATCGTTCTTGACCAACGAAGAAATTGGAATTTATTTAAAGTTAATTTGGATTTATTACGATTCCGAAAAGCCATTGCCAAAAAATTTATTTGAACTTGGCATGAAAACGGGAACAAGGGACAACCAAGTTGTTCTTGAAGGCTTGTTAGAAATGTTTTTTGTTTTAAATGAACAAGATAATTGTTGGCATCACACAAGATGCGATAAAGAAATTGAGCATTACAAACAACAATTAACTACCGCTTCTAAGGCTGGAAAAGCATCGGCACTCAAACGGGCGTTGAACAAGAATTCAACGGGCGTTGAACAAGCGTTAAACGAGCGTTTAACGGAGGGTCAACCAACCAGTAACCAGGAACCAGTAACCAGTAACCATAAACCAAAGAGAGAGAGCGCAACTATCGTTGCTTGCCCCTCCGATGTTGACCAACAAATTTGGGATGATTGGAAACAACTACGCAAAGCAAAGAAAGCGCCCGTCACGGAAACCGTGGTTAAAGGTGCAAGAAAAGAAGCCGCCAAAGCAAACATGGCGTTTAGCGATTTTTTGAGTGTTTGGTGCGCTAGAGGTTCACAAGGTTTGCAAGCCGATTGGCTAAAGCCCGATGAGCGAAATTTGAGCAAAACGGGGCAAATGAATCAAAGGGTGATTTCGGGGCTTACCCGTGGGCTAATTGGAGGCGGCACAAATGTCAAACTACTTGGAAACTGATTTCTGCACCCAAGACCAAGGTCTTGATTACATCTTTGGGCGAATGATGGCTATTTATGGCGCACCATTTAATCGTCATTTTGACGGCCTAGACCCCGAGTTTGTTCGCCAAGAATGGAAGGGGCAACTTGGACGATTCCTAACGTACCGCCCAAGCATGGACTTTGCCATTGATAAGCTCAATGAGGAATTTGTGCCAAGCGCCATAAAATTTAGAAACTTGTGCAACCAAGGCCCCGAAATCCCCGTTAAGCCATTGCCGCAAATTGAACGTAAGTTGACCATTCACGAAAAGATTGAGAGTGATCGCGTTAAAACCGAGGCATTGGCTAAATTGGCCGAACTAAAAAAGCAATTCTCAAGATGACACACCATGAAGCAACGGCAATCCTTAATCGGGTTAGAGAAGGTCAACAATTTAGCTACTTTGTCATCACAAGAGCGCTTGAACTTACGGGAGACTATGAAACAAACGGAAGCAATGGAATGGGTGAGGCGCTACCGCAAGAAAGTTTTGGAGGAAGGACGGGGGGAAGCCCAATATTGGTGGCAACAAACCCTAGCGGACATTGCCAAGAAACGTGGGCAAGCGGAAGCCGATGACCTACGCCAACGCATGAACGAACAAAAGGACAAGAAATGACAAAAGATGAAGTCGAAAGTTTTTTTGAATACAAAGAT